CTGACATTCAGCAATTGGTGGCAGATCAGAACGCCTATCGCTCTCAGGTCGGTCAAGAGCCTCTGGTACCAGGATTGGATTGTACGCTATATACGGTTCCTCAGACGACCACTGCAATCATCGGAGCCACATTGACCAATGTGGGTAGTTTTGGCTTTACTGGGGTGTTTAATCAGTTGAATGGGCCTGTTACGGCTGGGTTAAACATTCTTCCCCTAGGGCTCAAGGCTGTGTACCAGAGTTGGTATGTGGTGAAGTGTACTGGTCAATATGTTTCCTCGGATAGCAATTGGCATAGCTTCCAATTGAGTAGCGACGACGGTTCAAATCTGTATTTTAATGGTGGAATTGTTATTAATAACGATGGTCTACATGGAGTACAGACGGTATCTGGTACCAAATTCATTGAATATGGTTTTTACACCTTTGAGTTAGACTTCTTTCAGGCATCTGGTAACGAGGCTCTAGTTTTGAATATGGACGGAGCATTGTTGGACAATACTCACTACTATCATTAAGCTTAGTCGAGCGAGACTAAGTGCCGAAGGCTGGGGTATCCGATATTTATCGGTACCCTGGCTGTAACTCAGGAGTGAATTTTATGTCTAACAAAGTAGTTGTACAACGACACGAAGAAGGTAACAGATCCGAGTATTACTTTAACAGTTTAGATAAAGCAATTGAATTCATTAAACAATCAGAGAAAGAAAAGAAGTCAGAGGATGGCTATAAGATAGACGGTGCATATGAGATTTATATGCCACGTACCTATGGGCCAAAGGGTGATTTAGTGTCGGAGGAAAAACATGACTAAGGTACAAGCACACAACCTAAAGGCGGCTCTAATCATATTCCTAGTGTGTGGTGCGGGCTATTGCCTGGGTGGGCGAATCGGATTGGGTATTGGTTTAATATTAACACTTTTAATGCAGATAATGTAAATTATGAAAAGCATTTTTTTGATTACACTCTTATCACTTTCAGTATCCTTAACTGTCCAAGCAGAATCGTCACACGACGAATTGGTACATCTCACAGCGCATGCGGGAGCCTCTTACGCGATTACCATGATCTCAGATCAAATCTACAATAAGTTTTTGGGATGGTCACCTGACAACTCTCTACTTGGCGGCATGGTAACGGCATTGGCCGCTGGGAGCCTCTACAAGCTGGTCGAGACTGGAAAACCATCTAGTATGCCCAATGGCATCATCTACAATGGAATAGGAGCTATTGGCGCGGTAGGTACCATATTTGTTTTCGATCTTAACTTAGCTAATTGAATACTTCTTAGAAATATGAAGACAATATTTAAAGTTCTCGAATTCTCTTTTTGGCCCTTACTGTGCTGGGCGATCTATTTTTGCTGCCAGGGTGCCTACCCTAAACCTCGGTCCTTTTTCGTCAATCAGCCCATATCCGAGTGTCCACTGCTTCTTTCGTTGTTGTCCGTAATTAAGCGGCAACGTTTGTTTAACAAACTCAGGAGTGAATTTTATGACGGATACAAATGAGACATTAAGAGCCAAAGCTGTCTCTCTACTGAATAAGTTAGGAATTCGTAAAGAAGAAATATTGCCCAGCATTTGGAAAAGCTTTAAAGCCCAGACAATCCAGCTTATAGCAAACGGATACCGAGAGCGATTCATTGAATTAAAACTTCTTGAGCTGGCCAAGGTGAGAGCTACCACCTATGCACTGCGCCCTCGAGTATTGAACAAGTTTGATTACGTAGGAACTAATGGTGTGATTTCTACCAGGACCAAATCTGATAAAAGGAAGAGGGCATAAATGAAAAAGATTGTCGTTGAATTTACCGAGAAAGAGGCACAAATAACTTCTCATGCTCTGGAACGGGAATATGGCCAGGAAGCATGGAATATTGAACTAGCAGGCACCAAGCAATTACGGGAGCAATTCATTGATAGAAGGAATGTGGTTGAGGACGCTAAAAATAAATTAGATAAAGCGCTAGGCGCGCCAAAGGAGACCAAATGAAGATTGTGATGAAATACAAGAATAGAAAGCTGTATGATACGGAAATGTCCCGTTACATCAGTGTAGCAGAACTTGCTAAGCTGCCACTAGATAGCTTTAAGGTAGAAAAGCATCTAACGGGCGAAGACGTGACCACCGATACTCTTCTTGGCGCTCTCACGAGTGAAAATGTGGGAAGTGAAATTAAGGTTCAAGTGATGAAGCATTGTATTTCTGAACTACAAAACGGAGTGGAATTCTAATGAAAGAAATAAAGGCTAATGATGTTAGAAATTTGAGTGACGATCAATTATGCGCCATTGTCGCCCGCAATGAAGTAAGAAAGGTTGGACACACCCCTTCGAGCAAACCAATGTTATTTTCGGAAGTCTTTCGAGAGTACGCAGATGTTAAAAAGGGCATGTGTGAAGAACAAACGGTAAAGATAGAAAAGGCTCGTCGAAAGAAGTTGGTTTCTTATCTTGTTGAAAACTTTGGTATTACGGTTGTCAAGGGACAATTAGTCGGTACCATTATCACGGAGTAACAATGAAATTAACTACAGTAATCAGGTTTGTGATATGCGTTTCTTTTGGTGCATATTTAACAACGCTAGGATATACCGTCAACACGCGCCAATTTTGGATTCTATTGGGATTATTCATATCTTATGGGGTTGTTAGAAGTCTCGAAAAATATTAAAGGAGAATAAAATGGAAAGAAAATTCAAAGTAATTGTATTATTGGGTACCGTAACCGCTGAGGGAGATGACGAAGAGTCTCTAAAGGAGGCAGTTAAGGATGCATTGCTAGAGGCTGTTGAAAACGATGACGCTGGTGAGGTAGAACTGGACTTCACCGCTGAAGAAGCAGAGGATGATTAGTATGGATGTGACTATCCCTATCAAATTTAAGAAACAGCCGCCACTAATTGTCAGAATCGTTTTATTGGTTCCTCTTACCTTGTTCTTTTGGATGGCCATGTTTGGGATAGGGCTACTTATTCCATTTATTATTTTGTTTGGTAAGTATACTTATAAGGATAATAAATAAACTTATTACTGAAGGAAATAAACATTATGTCCGATAAATGGTGTGTTGGTCTAGTATCGGTAATAGGAGTAGCTTTTATAGCTCTATTGGTTTGGACTTTATTTATTGATGACGCGTATCATTCGGTAGAAGTTCATCCAAAGTTTAAGGCTGGCCAATGTGTCCAGTTTTCCGATGATTCTTTCTATAGTCGCTGCTTTGGCACTATTAAATCTTATGAGCGATATGACTATGTTCATAAGGGAGAATCAGCTAATGTAACTTACGGTATTCATTTCTTTTGTCAACAAGACGCTCTTATCCCCGCAGAGGGAGAGACAAATGAAATGGAAACAAAACTAAGGGTGTGTCAATGAAAATCCTTTTAATAGATGATCTGCGCGATCTAGACTATGTAATCGATAAATATCTGGGCAAAAGTACTACTGGTACAATCGGTTACATAGCAAGAACATACGAACAGGGCATAGAGGCTCTCAAAACTACGGGTCCCTTCGATCTCCTTTTCTTAGACCACGACCTTGCGAGTTTTGAGGGGGATAGGGAGAAAACTGGATATGACGTTGTCTGTTTTCTAGAAGCGAATTCTGAGTTGCTCCCTAGGAAAACTATTCTGGTTACCAGTAACCCCGTAGGACGGCAAAAAATGCAGACGGTTCTTGACAAGCTTTATGAGGATAAAGATGACCAAGATTAGAGAGATCAAAGTGGACTGCAAACACAAAGAAGGGCATCTTTATGCTATCGATATCATCGAAGGGCGATTTTGGGGTACACTTACTGGAAGTGATCCTGATGAAGTAAGAGTAAATAGATATTGTAAACAGTGTAGAGCGCAAATGGGCTATGTTACTCTATATGATAGTCTTTCAACATTAGAATTTACTTCTCCCGAATTTGATATGTGGTTTAAAGAGAAGAATGGTGAATAATGAAAACATTTGAACAACTTACTCCAAAACAAGCAATAAAAGCCCACGAGATTGCCTATCAAAGACTTCAAGAATCAATCGCTATTGGCCTTATTGTGGTTCCAGACGGTACCAATGAACATGACATGGCATTGGAAGCCGCACAAGGTAGTCAGTATGAAGATGATGGGCGTCCAATAATGAAGCCGATAGATGTACCGTTTTATTTTCAAGGAGGGTGTGTATGAAGAAGTCTGTGAAATCCACCGATCCCCGTAAGCCACAAATAGTTGGAGCATTAAAAAAAGCTTCTGGTGGCACCAAAGTGACATCTGTTAAGGAGATTGGACTGAATAGATTTGAAGGTCACTGTATGAAAATTATCACTTTTGTGAACCCCCATGGGTACACGATTAAGAGCGATAAGTACGAAAGTCTAGGAGTGTTTTCTATAACGGTGGAGGGTGTGTAATGGAAGAACTAAAAGAAATTCTTGAGAAACTTTCCTCTATAGAAAGTAAAATGGAAATAGTTTTAAATAACTACATTCAGAATCTCCCCAAGGCACAGCGTGAGAAATTAAGGGAAGAACTAAAGGTACTCGAAACGCGCGAATGGGAACGAAGGATGGGAGATGATTTATGAAAGAATATGTTTTAAAACAAGCCGATGAAAGCACAGAGGAAACTAAGGCTAGAAGTGCTTTTAAGGTTGGACTATTTCTATACGGTTATTGTCAAGGGCGCTTTGGCAGAGATTCACATGAAGATAAGAAAATTCTAAAAGTAGGTGATAATTCTATTACGGTAATGGAAAATGGAGTAGTTAGCACTTCTCTTCCTATTACAAGTTGGATAGAATTATTGGATAGTTCTAACAATGAACTGGAATCACGCAATACAAAGGGAGATTGACAATGAAGTTTAAATTCGGAGATAAAGTTAAAGTGGTTAAGGGTAAGTTTCACAAGGGGGGTACTGGAATTGTTGTTGGACTCTTCTATGAAGAAGAAAAGCCAAATTTACGTCGGTACCGAGTTGCCCTAGACCACGATACTCAGATTCACGCTTCCCATAGCTGGCTAGAAAAGGTTAATCCAAAGGATGAGCTTTTAAAGTAGGAGTATTTATGAACGCTACTCAAGCTAAGGCATTGGCTAAAAAGAATGCTAAAATTTCAGATGAATTATTGAAGAAAATTGAGAAGGCTGCAAAAAATGGATATAGTAGTTTAACTATTACCAATCTATTAGATAAGCCATTTACCGCTTCTGATCGCAGTGCGTTGCTTTTACACGGATATACGATCAGTAGTGCGTATGCTGCAACAGCAGAATCGTTTAAATATACAATTAGTTGGACTTAAAACTACTTGTCTTCTTTAAGTTTACTAAAATCTACGGAGCCACGTTTTTGTGATTCTGGTCTAGTGGCTAACTTTTCTACACGTTCCTTAATAGTATTAAATCTATTCTTCTCGCGCCTCTCAATATGCTCAACAAAAGCTTTTGATTCTTCTTTCTGCTTTTTCATGTAATTGGGATCTTCTAACTTGTAGATATCTTCTAGGATACCTTCTATCTCTTCGAACACATCTAAATCAGCGTAATTGGCCTCTAAGATGGTCCCTATTACCTCTTCCATGTCCATTTGGTATACTTGGGGTAGCGGAGTGTAAAATCGCTCACTGTAGGCCCTGCAAAACGATTTCCAGGTACTTTCCTCAGTTGGGGTGAGTAGGCTATCAATAGCCTTCAGTTTACAAAGTGTGAGCAAATCATTAAACATCATGAGGCTCTCTATATTTTAGCCTTCATTTTCTTCTTCTGGAGCATCGCCATCTTTTTTGGCCAATGCTTTCTCGGCTGCAGCTTTAGCTTTCTTAAGCATTTCATCCTTACGCTGCTGTAAAAGGGCCATATATTTGAATTGAGAGGCCACGGCGGCCTCTAAGATGGCTTCTAGGACTGCTTGGTCAGGTACATCCCCTGCAATGCCATCTACGCCCACTGAAGAGTGCCAAAAGGGAGGGGCAGAGACAACTCGATACTTAAGCTGTGAAAGCATATAGGCAGCATTATCCTCGGCACTAAATGCCAATGCAGCATTTGGACCAAGCAATTCTCTGTACAAACGCCCGGCAGCAAGCTGCTCTGAAGGCGTCAGATAGCATTTAAATTTAAAAATCCCCGCGTAAGTTCCAAGAATTGACCCTTCCATGCCCAAAGTCCAAGTGGCAACGTTTCCTTCGATGGCCAAGTCGGAACGTTTCAAGTAAGCATTAATTTCTTTTTTTGTCATACTTTATTTATATCACATCTTAAAAATAAACGAAAATTCTGAGTTATTAGCCAATGGGGAACAACTTTTCTGTATTGTATAGTTTATGAAAAGAGGGGAGGGGTTAGGGTTCTAACGAACTTTATATCATATCTTTTTAGCTAATTTTAAAAATAATTTTCAAGTTGACTTATTTTACGCAATGCAATAAGCTGGTGAGGTCGGAATAATCCGATCCAAACCGGAGTTACTCATGGTCAATCTAGATGGTTTTAATATGGTCGAAATTTCCCCAAACATCTGGTCTTTTGAAGTAATTAATGGCGAAACTTACACTGGAACTTTAAAGCAAGTTATCCTATTTGCTGTAAAGCATTATCATTTTAACATCTTAGATATCGAAGAAGCCATCAATGATATGATTGAAAATGAACATACCGTCGCACACTTCGGTATGTGGGGAACTTATGTATACGGATTTACCCCCACTGTTTCTGGAAGGATGGCAAGTTAATGAAAGCATCAGAAGCAAGAAAGTTTTCACAAGGAAAAGAGACTAAACGAATTTTATCAATGATTAAGTATGTTTCTGGATTTGGTATCAAATTCCTATCCCATCCCGGTATTGTTGATGATGAAACCAAGAAGGAATTGGAAGCACTTGGCTATAAGGTAAGCTTTCATAGGCCGGGGTTCTTTAGTTCTGGCTGGGATACAGATTGTACTGATATTTCTTGGTAACTAATTGTTCTTGCAAAACATTTGTACGATAAAAGTTCTTCTTATGAGGCGATTGCAACCTAGGACAGGAAGGGATAAAGAATGAAACGATTAGAATCAGGAAACTGCGAGAGCTGTGGCGTCGAGAAACTCGAAGTCTTTGAAACTAATGTCATTTACAATAAGCCAAGTAAAATGCTATGTTCCCTCTGTCGTGAAACTCATATTGGAAATGCCGCATTTTGGCCTGACCAGTATCGGTATGTGACGCCTCAGATGTTGGCTGAGGCAGTACACTGGCTATTAAAGGAGCTTAAAAAATGAAATCCTTAGATCGAATCAAGGCCAGAATCGTAGCGGCGACGCCGGAAATCGATGAAAACATTCTCGCGGAAGGGACGGTCCCAGAGTCCAACGAGCATGAGTCCAGCTTGATTGCCGCCAGCACCAGACTAAGAGACTTCATCGCCCATTCCCGTACTGACATCCAGCGCACTGTGGCGGCTTTGGAGAAGGCGATAGAGCAGCAGAATCAAATTTTACAGAGCATTAACTCGTTAACGTGGGGAGAAATTGCTGAATTCAAGGTGCAAATTGCGGAGAGGAACCAGAGGCAACTCAACCACATTCTGAGTGGTAGAGCGGACGAATAAGTATGATGACCGGAAGAGATTGCCCTGACTGTGGAAAGGCTCCCTTGGTTCTATTTTTTGACGGCTATCAGACCTATATACAGTGTAAGGATTGCTCGTTTGATGCACTTTATGGTGAAGGAAATCAGACTATGACCTCTATTCAAGACGATATCAAGGCGGTGCGGAAAACTCTAGAGGCACTAGATGGCGTTCCGGAGCTTCATTTGTCTCGCAAGTTAGATCCCGCGATTAACCGCATCCTCACCGAACTCGAGGCCCTTCAGGTGGAGAAGAAGGAGTTGGTAAAGGCATTACATTTCTATGGGGATAGAGAAAATAATACACCTACTGGGAATTTGTGTGAAGAATCGGGACCGGTGTGGACAGCACCGAGCGCTGTATCTTGGGACAACGGCGACATAGCTCGCGACGTTCTCTCAAGGGTAAGGGCGGTATGACCATAGGCGATATTATCATTCTTATAGAAGAAAGAGAACAGCTTCTCAAAATACTTCACGAACAACATAACAATAAGGAGTACTCCCAGAAAAGCCTACAGAGAGACTCTGACCGAATTGCGGAAATTGAGGGCATGGAAGTTGAAATCAAAGATTTGAGCGGAAAGAGCGAGGGATAGGAAGTGATCTATTCTTGTGGAAATAGTAGAACTACGCTATGGGGACGCATTAAATGCTTTTTCTCTTTCCACTGGAACCTTGGCAGAAGCAATCGGAGAAAGAAATGAATTCAATCCACGACGATATCGCGACAATTAGAACGCTATTGAGGATTTTTCCGCCTGATACCGATCTCGAGGCAGTCTCAATATTAGAACGCATCCTTGTCTCCCACGAATCTCTTGAGAAGGGAATCGAACAACTTCTCGTGAGCGAGCGCGGTAACGAAGCGGCCCTTAAGATTGAGCGCAAGTTAGTAAAGGAGCTTGAAGCGAAGGTGGCGCGGTACGAGAAGGACTTAATAGAGGTTGATAAGGTTATGGGATTTATTTTGAACCGAGATCATACACGTGGATATCCCACACCGAAAGAATGGGCTGAGACAGTGGAAATGGTGTTGATGGCCCGCAAGGAATTGGAGGGGAAATGAGTATTCATAATGATATTCGAGAAGTAAAAGAATCACTTTGTAGATACTTCAATCCCAATGAAGCGGAAGCAATTGCGCGTATCATCACCTCTCACGAAGCGCTTGAGGCAAGGGTAATTCAACTAGAACGAGGATTGCCCAATGAACTTGCTCTGCAAAGACTGCAATACGCACAAATTCAGAAACTAGAAGAGAAGGTGGTTCGGTATGAGAAGGCGCTACGATTCTATGCGAATGCAAAATCATTAGCCACTCTTGGAACGGATACTAGCGTCGCTGAAAACGGCTTCAATCTGAAATTGGGAAAAATAGCCCGCGAGGCATTGGAGAAAAAGTAATGAAAATCATTCTTATTTGTTTTGTTTTTCTATGCTTGACAGGTTGCGGCAATATGCCCCTCTATGAGGCCGAAACAATTGCTCAGAAATCTTATGAAATAGGATGCATAGAGCGTGGTACCGGTAGCCCTGTAGATAACTTGCAATGTCATATGTCGTCAGAAAAGTTCCATAATGAATTACAAAAAGTATGGGAGCGATAATGAATATAGACAATGGCGAATTGATGCAGGAACGGACACTTACAGTAATTTCTCATGGCGAAGAACGCGGTAAGTCAATCAGGAACAGGGTTACTATTCCACAAGGAATGATTGTAAGCGTCATAGCAAGCGAAAATCCTGTTCAGAAAGCTGGCGGTGGAGAACAACATAAGGTTCACGTTTTGCTTATGGACGGAAATCAATTAGAGTTATATATTAGCGGTGCAGATCTGGCTACTTTGGAACGAGCAGCAGGCCTATATTTCACTCCCGCTTAGGAGACTTATGTATTCCTGTTTAGTACACGGTTGGACTAGTCATCAGAATATGTGCCCTGTCTGTTCCTCGCTGATGATTCATTACACTTCTTCGTCTGCACTCGAAATACCGGCAAAAAAGGAAATTACCGACAAAAAGAATCATTACGCATTATATAGGGGTGCCGACGGCAAATCCTTCGGGCCCTTTGAGGCCATTTTATTCGGGATATTTAGGTGCAGCGAATTTCTGGAAGATGTCTATCTGTTAAATATCGGAGATGAAGTTGCGCTGGTAGACGTTAATGGGTCGGTATTAAATAAGAGATTGATTATCGAAAGTGTGACTTCAAATGAAAAAGATGAAGGGTTTACGGTACTAGTAAAAGAGTTAGTGGATTCAAGATGGTATATCGACTAGCCTATTCTTTTCCAATCATCTTGGTAAGCAATTCTAGGATATTTTTAGATTGTTGACGAAGTTCTTCCCGTAATTGTTCGATCTTTTCTCCAAGATTCTTAAGCTCAGAATTATGAGTTTCTTTCAGATGCTCGAGATCTTTTTGGTTACTCTCTTTGTAGGTCTTGAGTTCTTGGGATAATTCGTGGATTTGAGTTTCCAGCTTATCCCTAAGGGCACTATCGGCCTCTTTAGCGGCCTGTAGAATAGTAGCGGCTTGTACCTTCTTTTGACGCTCAGAATCCTTGGCTATCTTTTTTACAGTCATATAAGCAGTTCCTAGCGCTGTAATCATCGCTGCAACGCTTAAGAGGGCTGATATATTAACTGGATCGGTCATATCTTAAAGATTGCTATAATCAATGAGGCGTGATATATTTATGTTGTGTGTTTCTAGCTGTTTAACAATTCTACTGTAAGTAGGTGATTTTATGACACAAAAGCTAAGCGATTTTATAGCTATCTTTCTAGGCGTCCGCAAGACATTGATAATGTTTGCGTTGCTTTTAATCGGCATCGTTTTTCGAATTAAGGGATTAATCAACGGCGACCAATTGGTCAGTCTTCTTCAGGGCACCACTGTTGCATTTTTCGCGGCCAACTCAATCGAGCATGTAGGCGAAACTATTAAGCATTATGTGAATTCAAAGGGCGAACAGGTAACTGAGGAAGAAGCAGTAGTCGGAGATTCAGGAGGTTCCAATGGGAGCTAAATTAAAGGCATATCTACAGACCTTTTATTCCAAACTGACCGCCGATGTTTCCGATCTTTGGCAGCGAGATAAGGCATTTTTGGTGGTATTTTTTGCGATCATAGTTGCTTTAAAATTTAACAGTGCCCTAATTAGCATTATTAGCCTTAGTGCTAAGCGTTTATTTAACTCTACTACCGCAACCACCAATGCTCTTCAAAAAGAAGAAAATAGCGCTAATGATCAGGCAAATAAATTGGTGGAAGACGCCAATAAATTACCCAATTCCGAAGGGAATGTAAATGACGACTGGAACAAGTAAGGTTCTTTTATGGGTCATAGTCATTGTTTGCTTGTACGCAAGCATTTCTAAAATTTACCATACTTTTACAGATGAATATTCTTTACAGGAGATCATTCGAAATGAAGCTCAGAAATTGCATAATTAGTGTTTTAGTTATTGTTTCGCTCCTTTTCTCTCAGATTGCATATGCGGATTGCGATTTTAAGACTGGGATTACTCCGGGTCCGAACAAGACCTTTGTGTATAATGAGGCCTGCCATCAAAAGGTCGGGGCTTTAGTTCAAGATAATCAAGTGAAGACACAGCAAGTGACTGACCTAACCAAGGCAATCACTCTCAAAGATCTAGCTATAAAGGATAGCGATAAGCGTGCCGCCGATTGGATGAACACCAGTGGCACACTTGAGAAGCGCGTTCAAGAAGTAGATAAGCTAGAGAGTACCAATAAATTTCTTTATTTTGGTCTTGGAGTATTAACCACATTTCTCGCTGCCTACGGCGCCGCTAAGCTGGTAAATAAATGAGTTGGGGTGGCATAATTCCAGCCAGTATTTTGATTGATGAGAAAGAAATTTCTTATTATGTTTATTGGCATATTAATCCAATTACTGGGCGCATTTTCTATATCGGGTTGGGTACTGGCAAGAGAGCTTTTGATAGAAGTGGTCGTGGTAGAGCATGGAAGAAAGTGGTTAGCGAACTAAAGGCTCAGGGGTTGGTTCCGAGTATAGTGATTGTCGATAACTATCCATCTAGAAAAGACGCTGCTAAGAGAGAGAAAAAAGAAATTCGTCGAGCCTTGAAAATGGGATATTCTCTAACCAATATAATTGGATTTAAGAATTTTACTGAAAATGACAATGAAACATACGCATTGATTGGCGACATATTTAGAAATGAAAGAATTGAGCTGGGGATGACACAGAAAGAGGTAGGCAAAATAGCCTCGTTAACCCAACAAAGGGTGGCCTCCATAGAAGCTGGAACTAGAAATTTTAGATTTGGAACGGCAATTAAAATGGCTAAAGCCCTTAAATTAGAGATTAATTTTTCAAGGGGAAAAAGAAATGGTTAGATATCTTATATTTGCATTTCTTATGATGTTATCCGCGTGTACCACTCCCGAACCTGTGGAGAAAATGCCCACTTTTAGTTTTGGTGCAGCTGTCTATCTATCTGACAGTTTTTATAAGGGGTGTAAGGGGCATATAGTTGATTTTAGACGTTGCGTCTATATCAATAACGTCAGAGATATCTGTTACGCTATAGATGCCACATGTACCAATTCAAATGGCACTTATAACGTTAAGAAGAATTTAGATTTCATTCACGAAGAGGATTTGGTGCAAGATGAAAGCAATTAAACAGATAATTGTTCTTAGAACTGATTTGAAGGTACGGCGTGGCAAAATGCATGTCCAAGCTGCACACGCAAGCCTTATGGCCTATTTACGGGCATGCGGTAGTCGTGACAGCATGATGGTCACCTACGAATGGTTACAAAAATACAATCAAACCAAGATTTGTGTTGGGGTCAATTCTGAAGAGGAACTATTGGCCATTCATACTAAAGCACTACAGGCCGGAATACCCTGCGCCTTAGTAACCGATGCTGGAAAAACAGAATTTGATACTCCTACGAACACGGGCTGTGGTATTGGTCCGGCAGACGCTGATGAGATTGACAAAATCACCAAAGAGTTGAAGCTATTATGAGATGGGATAGAAAGGCACTTCCATTGCCCAAAGAGGGTGATGTCAGAATCATGATCAGATTCGCATGGATACCCAAAGAAGTTGAAGATAAAGTAGTATGGTTAGAGAGTTATTATAGCCATCAGGTATATCAATACACTGATAACATTGATTTTACCAATAAGGTTTATAGGTGGGTTGAAACCGATAGAACATTGGTAAGCCTATATGAAGATGTATTATAAACGAGGCATTTAAGTTATCATGATTAAATGGTTAATGTTACTGTTGTTTTTTCTTTATATCCCCGTTCAGGCCGACTCACTTGAACTTATGGGTGGCTCTTTAACGGAGCATTATCAATCGAACCCGGAATATGTAGGTAAAATTGGCACAGGAAACGGCCTTATCTACAATGCCCTCGTTGGAGTTCGTTACAATTTTGATAATTATCGAACTAAATGGTACACTTCGACAGAAATTTTTGGCGGTCTAAATTCAGTCCACGAAGGGATGGTCGGCGCGGCCGGTGTTTTGGGATATAGTGTAATAAATGAGTTTCTGTATACGGGTGCCGTCATAGGAATGTATACGCAGAACCATTCTGCATTTTTAAACAGAGGATTAGTTCCTTTCAATCTCACACAAATAGGAGATTACGATCTGGTACCCGTAGTAGGAATAGAAATCAATTTTAAGTTAAATTTAACTGACGCATTATACTTGAAGCTTAATAATTTGATAACTCCTATTTTAACAAACACATCGCTTTCATTGGGGGTAAAACTATGAGATCGGGTATAGAGAAAATGAAAAAATGGTTGATCGACCTAATTTGCAGTCGAGTTTTTAAGATGCAGAGAATTCAACTCACCTCCATTCATGGAGATATGAATGGATACGTAATTATTAATAAGTCAATCCCCAATACGAGGAAGTATTAAGTGAAAAAACGATTGTATAAAAGCGGAACCACGTGGTGTTTCTGGCGTTGGACCATTACTGACAGTGAATATATTACTCGCCTTCATCTAATAAAAACCCCATGGTTTGCCGTTTGTCTACATTGGCTAAACAAGCCTGATCCTGAGCCTTATCTTCACGATCATCCAGTATCCTTTCTTTCTATAATTTTGAGAGGTGGCTATAGTGAGACCAGAGTAATGGATGATGAACCAGCCAAAATTGTTAAACATAACTGGTTTAATTTTGTCAGAGCGACCCCAAAAGATCGCCATACCATTATTTTGGTTAAACCCAAAACTTTAACTCTAGCATTAATGGGTCCCAAAGTTAGAGAATGGGGATTTCATTCTGAAAACGGTTGGATTCTTTGGAAAGACTACTATACGGCGCAGAGAGCGGCACGCAACAAGAATAATTGATTTAGGATGGCATTCTTACCGATTGAATCGCTTCAAACAGTTCTGGGTGGGCATTAAAAATTGTAAAAAGATCTGCTGGAGCAATTGATCCCTTACCGTACCCCGCAAAAATATATCCCAATCCACACGCTGTAAGATAGGCCACACAAAGTTGTGAGCAGATCATTCCCTCATTAAACCAATTATTCTGTGATTTAATATCACGTCCAAGTAGACTATTGATTTTACGCCATATAAAATAAATGTATTGAAAAAATCCATATCCAATTTCAAGATCGTTTAAGATAGACTGCATAGCCTTATCTTTGATGCTTTGGTCAATCTTGATGTTCCATAGTTGATAAGAGGCAGCTTGATTATTGGAATATTCTGTGTCGAAACGAATGTAATCGACACCTCCACCGGCTGCTTCTATACACATTGGGAAGCTCAAGACATCGGGCATGGTTACAAAACTATGGCTGAACTGAGATTGAGTAAACCAGCGAATACACTTAGAAATAAAACTAGATTCTGTAGTGGCTAATACTAAGTTTCCTGAATTCATTATGATGTCCTCATGCCCCATTTAAGGTTGCAATAAAAGTTTCCATTGACGGTAGCCGTGGCAGAACGCTGAATAGAGATATTGAGATACATCCCCGATGGAATAAATCCGTACCAACCCAAGGTGGATACTTCTGTAGGGAATACTGGATGTAATGCCCATCCCTGATTTGCCGTGGGTACTTGGATATCGCTATAAGTGCCTATTACAGTTCCAGCTCCCATACCAAGAAGATTGTCATTATCAGTAATGGTTATACCGGTAACAGCATCTCCATCTGCTCCTGGATAGAACCACGCCTCGCCTTCATCTATGTATCTGCCGTTAGCAGGAGGATTAACGCCATTAAACGTCCCAGGAATTTGCAACGTAACTGTGGCAGAGGCTCCGGGGGCGATGTTACTAGATTGCATATTGCTCATCTGCAATAGATAGGCGACTTGTTCAAATTGAGTCCTGACATTTCCAACTGGAGATGCATTGGCAGATGGCATGAAGTTGGTTTCAAAATCTAACTGATCGCCCGTTGAGGGCGATGCGATGGAGATTTGTGTGATTAATTCTGATTGTCCGTCAACTGCCCAAATGTAATATGTGTCAGGCGTAGCAATGTACTGTACGCTAAGATTTCTTGCGGTCACAAAAGCTTTAAGTGTTGTCCAATCTGTTCCTAACTGCATAATTCCTCTTTAGTATTCGTACCCATTTATCAATAATTGGCCATATCCAACGGCTGCTGCAGTACCAGTAGCACCACGACCAATCATGGAAATTCCTATTCCAGTTCCAGCTGCAAATTCTAAACCATCTGGAAAGGAGATGACTTGCGTCTGTGAAATTCCAGCCGTAGCAGATTCACCACCGATGCTCCAAATAGCGACAGCTGGAGAACCAATGGCTGCTACTCCACCAGTATTTGCTCTCAGTGTAAATTGAGCAGTTCCAGCAGTAGTAACTGCTATATAAGTCATAGATATACTTATAATTCTGTAAGTTTTTCCTGCAGTAACAACAGCTGGAGTAGTGGTTGCACCGACCGCAGCATTACTTTTATATCCCGTTAAAGACTGCAAAGTATCGGTTGCGGTAGTTACTATCTGCGTAGCCATGAAATAATTTGTGACATTTCTTCCTACATCTTTTAATTCTTGAATAGGTCCAGCTATATAGACGCTGCTTACATTGTTGCTTTCAACTATAACGGGCGTGGCTGTTCCTGTCATTGCTGAGATGGCTCTGATTCGAAAATTAGTACAACCAGCAACGTTTAGAGCCCCAGAAAAGTTCTGAGTAAAACTGGCTTGAACTCTGCCAATTCCAATTTGATAAACCGGACGCGCGGTCCAGCTACCGCCAGCATCAATACTAACTTCTACTTGTAGGGTACCTGTCCAAGTTCCCGTGTACTCGATTGTCACTGTTTCTATAGATTCAATACTGTATGAATTTACTGAGCCCGCAGTAGGAGTTCCGGTATAAATTACTTGACCATTAGCCCCAGTTGTAGATGTGGTAGCCAAATCATTTGTTGTAATGCTTTGACTGATTGGGTTTGTATCAGCAAAAATGTTATGATCAGCATTTGTTCCTTGACTAGAATTCCAATTAATGGTAGCAGTACCAGAAGTATAGAGGGCCGCACGCATTCTTACTTCTTGAAAACCACCACAAGCAACCGAGTACATCTCATTTGGTGCATTGTTGGAGCCTTGGACATAACCAAAGGTTATATTGTAAGCTTCAATTGAGTCCCAATTGGTGCCATCCACCGTACCTTCCCAAAGATAGGTAAGTACAAATGTACCAGCGATCCAGAACGTAACCATTGAACAGCCCTGAGTATTGGCTATAACGGTACTATTTAATGCCGTAAGTGTTCCTGTACCATTGAGATCTAGGCCGGGAGCAGCTTGTCTTACGAAAAGAGCTTGTTGAGTGTTTATTGCAGAAGAAGTGATGGCATTTCCAGAACCATCATAAGTATTAGCTGCAACTCGTAAAGTTTGAGCACTAGTAGCGCCTGCGCCAAAGTTTGCGGCCCCAGTTGCATTGCCAATCTGAGATGCGGTTCGTAATGTTGTGGCTCCAACAGTTCCGTAGTTAGTATCGTACGGAAATGTAATTGCGGCATCAACTAATAGTCTACCAGCAGAATCTAATTGCAATGCAGCTTGTTGACCAGTAGTTAGAGTAGGAGGAGTAGAGTTGTACTGACCACCAGCTAAACTTGAAAATCCAGCAACGGCGCCCGGCGTTACGGGGCCATCAGAATTATCTTTTACCTGTAAATAGCCGGCAGCTGTTATAACTGCTATATCTCCAGCATTGTCTGTTAACTTGATGGGATTGTTTATATATACGGTGCTAGGTCCAACCGCTTCTGTAATCCTAACTATAGCGGTACCTGTTATTGCGGTTGTAGCTCTTAATCTGAAATTGGTGTATCCTACAGTATTCGCTCTTCCAGTAAAGTTACCGGTAAATGCATTTAAGATGTAGTTTGTACCATCTTGTGGTACAGAATTTGGAGACCATGTGGTCCCTCCATCCATGCTTATTTCTACTTGCAGTGTCCCCGTCCATGTCCCAGTGACCTGTACTATAACTGCATATTCATTGGATAGTACAAATGAAGCTGCCGATCCGGCAGTTGGAGTGCCGGTTATGAAGTTTTGACCGTTGGCCACTACGGTCGTAGTTGACGCTGTATCTTGAACTGTAATATTTTGTGTTGCAGGCGATACCAGAGTTGGAGGAGCGACTAATAAATAACCAGAGGAATTTAATTGTAAAGATGCCTGTTGACCATTTGTCAATATAAGCGGTGTGCTATTATAGATACCACCGCCCAATAGCGATTTGGTACCGGCAGTTCCTCCATTAACAGATCCATCGGCTAGATCTGAAGTTACCCAAGGAGATGTGCCCTGTGTGGCGAATACATTAAGGGCTCCAGAAGTAGATGAGATAGCGTTTCCAGAACCATCATAGGTGTTAGCTGCTACTCTTAATGTCTGTGCTCCAGTCGCCCCTGCTCCGAAGTTAGCTCCACCCGTAGCATTACCGATTTCTGAGGCAGTTCGTAAAGTGGTTGCACCGACCACACCATAATTAGTATCATATGGAAAGGTGACATTTGCATCAACTAATAGTCTACCAGCAGAATCTAATTGCAGAGCGGCTTGCTGTGTATTAGTGAGCGCAGGAGGGGTAGTATTAAAGACACCACCAATCAAGGAAGAACTGGAAGCCGCAGTGCCTGGACTTACTGGACCATCGGAATAGTCCTTAACAAACATGTTGCCGTTGACATCGGCGGTCACATAGTTTACTTGATTACCTATAGAGTCTTGGCCAACTATCTGTACTTCATTATTTCTTTCTATGTAAGGAAGGTCAGACATTTATAAATCTCCACACTTATTTCTTTATCTTATATCTCTTACATCATAAAGAAAAGGGGTTGTGTTTATTAAACACTACCCCTTTCGATTAATTCAGTAATTTTTACTGTTCTATTCCAGAAAGCGTGGAATAGAGGTCCATAGCAGCCTTATCTAAGTTAGTAAGGATATATCGGATTCTTGCACCCGCCACCTGGTATTTTGCAGTTGGTACTGGGATTAAGATATTGCTATCTGCTGTGGAATTAAATCCAACCCAAAAAGAATTGAAGGTGCCAGAACCAGCAGCCGTTTCATATTGAACTTCTATTTTCATTAGACCGGACGCACTGGCATAGTGCTGTTTAGTGTAAAAAGTTTTGCCAGCAGTTACAGTATAATCTACGTTAACTGATGCATTTTTTGCAACAGAGGCGGAAAGAGTGTAATGATCTACTGCAGTTCCGGGTATATCAGATTGGGACACGAAGACCGGATTGGTGGGCGAATTAACTGCTCCACCGCTAGTAATAGCAATCGGCCACGCGTTCGCCGCAGTATTTGGAGCGCCCTGGTTTGCTACGACGCGAAGCGTCTGTGCCCCAGTGGCACCAGCATTAAAGTCAGCGGCTCCAGTAGAATTACCAATTTCGGCTGCTACGCGTAAAGTTTGCGCTCCGACTACTCCCCAGTTAAAATCAGCAGCCCCAGTTGCATTGCCGATCTGAGATGCGGTTCGTAGAGTATTAACCCCTACCGTTCCATAGTTTTCATCGTATGGAAATATGACATTTGCATCAACCAATAATCTACCAGCAGAATCTAGTTGTAACGCAGCCTGTTGACCAGTGGTTAGAGTAGGCGGTGTTGAGTTATATTGTCCACCAGCCAACTGTGAAAAAGACGCTACTGTTCCAGGAGTTACTGGACCGTCAGCCTGATCCTTAGTTATCCACGGAGAAGTTCCCTGCGTAGCATTTACATTTAATGCCCCGGCTGTGGAACTGATAGCATTACCAGATCCGTCATATAAATTTGATGCTACGCGTAATGTCTGTGCATCGGTGGCACCAGCTCCAAAATCTGCAGCTCCCGTCGCATTACCGATTTGTGAAGCTACCCTTAAAGTCTGTGCGCCAACGGCACCATAATTAAAATTGGCTGCGCCAGTAGCATTGCCAATTTGTGCGGCCGTTCTTAGGGTGGTCGCACCAACCACTCCATAATTGGTATCGTATGGAAAGGTAATATTAGCATCAACTAACAAGCGACCAGCAGAATCTAGTTGTAACGCAGCCTGTTGACCAGTGGTTAAAGTGGGTGGAGTAGAATTGTAAACACCGCCCGCTAATTGAGAGAATGTTCCTGCAGTTCCACCGGTAACCGAACCATCTGCCACATCTTTAGTGATCCAAGGAGAGGTACCCTGAGTAGCATTAACATTTAATGCCCCAGCAGTAGATGATATTGCATTTCCCGAACTATCGTATAAGTTTGATGCTACTCTGAGAGTTTGTGCATCAGTAGCTCCAGCTCCAAAGTCTGCTGCACCAGTAGCATTACCAATTTGCGATGCTACTCTGAGAGTTTGTGCACCAACAGTTCCATAATTGAAATTAGCTGCTCCAGTTGCGTTGCCGATTTGTGCTGCAGTGCGTAAAGTAGTAGCATCAACAGTTCCGTAATTAGTATCGTATGGAAAGGTAACAGTAGCGGAGACTATCAAAGCACCGCTAGAAGTTAATTGTAAGGACGCCTGTTGCCCGTTGGTTAGAGTGATAGGGGTAGAATTATAAATACCCCCAGACAATTCGGAAAAACTCGCCGCAGTTCCGCCTGTGGCTGAACCAGATGCCTGCGTCATTACATCTAATGCGCGTTGAGCACCATTTGCTTCCGTGGTAACATAATGACCAGAGGCATCTGCGATAACGGAGTATTGGCTGCCGTTAGCATCAACCTTAGCCTGCTGCGTAGCTGGATTGGTAGCATCACCAAGCTTGACGATAACATCATCCGGGTTTACCTGACCCGGTAACTGTGATCGTATTGGTAATTCACTATTATAGTCTGCCATGATAGCCCTCTATTATACTTGTTTTTGCATCTCTGCAATTTTGGCTTTAAGTTCTTCTTCTCTAGCAATAGACACCGCTATGCTGGCTTCAAGCCTTTGAATTTGTTCTTGAGATTCCAAGATTCTGAGTTCTTGCTCTTCTCTGCCTGCATTGACTCGTTTGTATTCAACTTGTAGCTTTTTAAGTTCGTAATTGTTCATTGGTTTCTCCTAATAAAGATTGGCGCAATAGCTTTATTTCTATACAAATGTTATATCATATCAAATGCTTGACTAAGAAATTAATAGTATCTGTATTCTGGCATTATAATTTGCCGAATAAGGTCTAGGATTATTGACTTGTATCTTAACGATATCACCAGCAACTAATGATAATCCAAAGCCAATTCCATCAGTAAAATCAAACATTTGTGTCAAATCGCCACCGAACATAGTACGAACGGTATCCTGAATTGCTCCATTGATAAATATATCGTATCTACCTATATTCTCTCCAGAAACTGCCCCTCTCTGCAGTATCGCTGTCTTACCGCCAGGTACAGTATATGTAACTATTTGAACGGTTGCCCCGCTAGCCACTGATACTTGATTGTACGTGTTTATAACAGGGTTGGTAGTAACACCCGATTCAACTACAACGTTAATAGATCCATCTGGATTGGGTTCTATGTAGTTGCCATTGGTTCCTTTGACCTCTACCGTACTTATGCTTATAGATCCTTCGATCGCTACGGGTAATGGATTATTATCATCGTAGAAATTGCCATATTGATCTACCGCTACGCCTCTTATGGCTACAGTAGGATCTGCCTCGTAGACAGCAGTATCGATATCGTCAATGCCTATTCTATTTTTGTCTTGTATTTGAGCGCCTATAGCGGCATTTAAGACTACAGTGTAAGCGCTGATATTGAGAGGGGTTCCCGGTATCTTATTGTCTATGGCACCAACCACCACGGAGGTGGGGAATACCACTTTAATTTGGACCGGTAAATTTGGTAAACCAGTAGCGGTGAGGTAAGCCGATTGCTTTGTTTTAAAGCCGTGGGCACTAGCGAGGGTAATTAACCCAAATTCGCCGCCATCGGCAATAAAGGGTTGCGGTGGAACTAAATTCCACTTTTTCTCTAAAGCCATAAATTATCCAATCCTTTTACGGAGTTATGCCCTTGCATAACAAAATCCCTGACCTTTCAGGGCATAGTGAAGATTGGAGCAATATGCTATTCTACGACGATTTCTTCGAGGGCAGATGCTTCGGCAGCGGATAGCTGAACAGATGCGCCTAAGTCATTGATTTTAATAGAACTTATAGGTACACTGACTTCAAGAAGTGACTGTAGTTCTTCTGAGAACTTTTTCATATTCTCTTCTGATAACTTGACATTGCCGTTTTCTTCTAATTCTAGTTTGCCATCTTCTTTTACAGTTCCAAGCTTTTTAAGTGCTTCCATACGCGACGCATCATACTTGGCAATTTCATCTTGGATTTGTCTACTGATGCCTTTAACTAAAAAAGCCGCGCGTAGAGGCAGATCTTGGGTGGCGAGCTTTCTGAAAGCATTTTGGAATACAGGATTAACAACTTTTCCTAATTTCATAGTTTTCTCCTAATACAATACTTATATCATAAGTATTTTGATGAATAAGTCAAAAACAATTATATCATGTAAAAAGAAAACCCCCTGATTTTCATCAGAGGGCTTTCTATTAGGAGGTGTGTATGAGAGAAACTTACGGGTAACTGGTTGAGCCAAGTTCCGCGTCTCCGATCGTACTTTCGTCGGTAACAGCGGTTCCTTTGTATGTGATGTTTACTTTGCTAGATGCTCTGGCATTATAGTTCACATTATTGGTTTCCGGAATGCAATTGATGATAGTAGCTAATGGGGTTCCAGGATTTTGTCTGTCATGAACAGTCAAAGTTAGACTGCCCATATTGATGAGGTCTGCAAGGGTTGGAAACTGTCCTAACGCCTTAACGCCTTTTCCATAGACGCGGAATCCACTGCAGCTCACAGTAACTGCCGAATAAGCAGTGACGACAATTTCTTGTGGTCCGTACTTGCCGAGTGTATGAATATCTTCCGTAGTTAAACTTTCATTGATAGTAATACTATCAAAAATTCCTACAACAGCTCCACCGAGAGCATCAGAACTAACATAGGTTCTGCCGCCAGTAATTGTTTTAGCTGTTAAGGGCCCAGCTGCTGGACTTGGTGTTTGATTAAGTGCCATAATTATCTCCTATTAAACTCCTGCGCTTCCAGTGATTTGAGAAACGTTAATGTTAATCGGGATGAAGTAAATTGCCGTTGCAAGCTTGATCTCGACAGCTACATCCATTTCTGGTGCGTTGATTGTGATACTTGCGTTTTTGAATCCCAACGGTGCATCGCTGCTAGAACCAATTAATTTTAATTTTAGATACCCATCCATCTTTTGCGTTAAGAATGATAGCGCAGAAGCTGGAGTGACATCAGCTAAAGACTGTCCTACAAACTGAGTGAAAAAGCTTTGAGCTAAATCGAGTGCGATTAAGTCAGAAGCATATACTGCTTGGATAGAATTGTATACGAAGTTTGTATCAAAACCATACGTAGTTTGATCGCTAACCCAATATCCAGCTCTTCCGATATCCTTAGAAAGGAAAAGAAGACCGGCAGAGAGTGCGTCCTCAACATCGCCAGGACTACCAGAGTCAAATCCGCTCGGATCTACAAAACTGATAAGATTTGCAGCTTTGTTTAGAATGGATTTATAAAATCCACCAGCCTGCATACCAGCCGCTAAACTAGAAGCAAACCAGGGCTGGAATGTCTTGATAACTCCTTGAGAGTTAACCTGCATAACCCCCTGCATAGTTAGAGAGCAACGATAATTTGCAAGGCTCTGAGCTTGAACTTTAGCATTTGCATAGGTTCCCAAGAAAGAAAGAATACAAATTCTATTTTTCTTAAGTGAAGGAGTACTGTATTGAATGCAATGGCTTTTCGTTGCTGCATTAACAGCCGCTATGGTATAGGTGCTTGCCGGATCGGTCAATCCTGCCGCAATATCCAGACTTGCATCTTCTGAGAATAAAGGAACGATAATGTTACAGTTAATACCGCCAATTTGGTTCAGAACGTTAATAACGTCAGCTGCCAAAGTAGCCCCTCTGGTACCACCAGATAAGAAGGTCAGCGTTCCAGGAATTGGAAGACCGGCAAAAACATTAGGAGTAAAGCTAAAAGAAGATGAAGTTCCCATCGTTGTTTGAAATAGATAAGCTGCATTCTTAATACGGCCAGGCTGAGTACTAGCTTCAGACGATGCAATTCCAATCGCAGTCACTCTATCTAGAGCTGAAGGGGGTAACTGAACTGCTGAAGGATTAGCCGATGCAGAATATCCAGACTGAGAATTGATAAACGTAGCTAAATCACCAATAGTGGTAAATTGAGATAAAGGAATTGACAAGTTACTTCCCGATCCACCAGTAACCGTAGTAGTCAATGTAGTAGCATTAATAGTCAAAGTACCGCTAGTACCTTCGTATCCCACAGAAAGAGAAACACTAGGTGCTATGTTGAAAATTTGATTGATTCCAGCACTAGCATTTAAGATCTGAACCTCAACTGCCGGCTCTTCGCTAGAAACATATAGACCTTCGGTTAATCCAAGAGCAGCTAAATCACCAGGAGTAGAATCAAATAGCTCGAATGATTGCCCAAACCCATTGGCATAAGAACCCGCCTCAATAGCCATAGTAAGAATTACATTGCTAGATAAACCAGCCGATGCAGTAATTCCAGCAGGAAGCAAGAGATTGAGTTCCTCAACCAATTCGGCAATATCAGAATGAGTAGAACCGATGATTACGCCAGGAGGAAAATTAGTAATCGTATTGGTAGGACTAGATCCCACATTTCCAGTAACGGTAGTTCCAGAAGATGCACTTCCAGTAACCGCTGAGGCGCCCAAAAGTCCAAAACTACCAGCAAAACCAAGCAACGGGGCTGATTGAGCATTAACCAACGTTGGAGCACTTAACGTAACCGCTCCAGATAGAGCAATCAAGCTACCATTAACAGTTCCACCGAGAGTATCGGTGATACTAGCGCTAGCAATAACGTTTCCCTGGAAAGTTCCAGTAAAACCTGAATTGATAGTAGCCGAGCTACCGACAACCCAATAAATATTAGCTGCAGTTGCACCGCCAGAAAGCGTCATGGTGGGAGTGCCACCTGCGCCAGTGACTAGGGTGCTGGCTACCTGGATAACATATACTCCAGCGCCGTTAAACGTTAAGGTTCCGGGACCAGAACCTGCTAAGCTAGCAGCACCAGTACTATAAACACCAGGGGTTAGCGTTTGGCCATCGAGTGTAGCAGAAATAGGGGTTGCGGTCATTCCATTTAAGCTAGTGTAAGCAGAATGCGCAGCCGTCTGAGCAGCAGCAGCCTCAGTAGGATTTACAGGGCCAGAAGAACTACTCAGGGTAATTACATCTACAGCTCCACCATTCAAACGAATGGAAAAAGTAGCTCCGTTTAGCGGGGCGCCAAACGCAGGGACCGTATTTCCAGTGAGTTGAGGTGGAACCTCAGGATTTAGAGAGCTGATTTCGTAATTGAAAAGGTTTCCGCCTACTCCCCAGTTTTGCGCCGTAAATGTTCCATAAGTACCAGAAAACGCAGGTACCAATGAAGAGGCCTGAGTACCATTGTTGGTTTTTGCAATATATATTAGATTTGCCGATCCAGTAATATTTGGATCATCAGAAGGAGCCGCTAAAGCAGTGAACGAGTCTACTATCTGGCCGCTGCCATATAACTGTTCCACATTAGCTAGTTGATCTGGTGTAAAAAATTGATTGGCAAGTACAGACTGATGATAACCAGGACCAGCATCTGCTTCGCCCATGATTACAACGATACCAGACAGGCCAAGCCCAACTGGCTGGCTCTGCACAATCACATTGGGATATGCGCCAGGAATATTTGTATTTACAAACGGTGTAACTAATCTTAGAGACATTGTTTTCTCCTTTACCTAATTCTTTTTTAATCCAAAATGGGCCATTCCATCTTCAAATTTGTCTGGTTGATCATTACCAGTAGCCTTGAGATGAATCCAAAGTATCGGCTCTAAATCTTTGGGTTTTCCATATTTCTTACGATTTTGAGTCCAAAATAGTTTAAACTGATGTTGTCTAGCAGCCTCGGAAAGTTCCTTAGCTTTAGGTCTATGTAAAGATGCCCTATATGCCTTTGACTCTTTTAAGGACATAGGTCGAACATTTTGTTGCTCGCTTTGTTGGGCGTTCTGCTTTTTAAATTCTTTCTTAGCCATACTATTTGCCCTTTTCGGCTTCTTTATGCTGAGCTTCCGCACTGGATTGAGACTGAGAACCCTCTAAGGATTTTCCTCTCTTGTAATGTTTCATTCCAATAAACTTTGCAAGTTTCAAATGGCCCTTCATTTCATCATATCCAGGCTTATTTTTGCCATCTTGTCCTACCTGAGTAGGAGTCGTACCGGCCAATTCGTTATTACCCTCTTTCTGCTCTGCCGCGTTATGCTGAGGGTCTTTCTGATGAGCTAATCGTGCATCGTCTGACGATTTTTTACTTTTTTCGCCTTCTACTTCAAACGCATGATCAGATTTTTCTGGCTCTACAGTTTCTTTTCCTGCTTCTGAAAGTTTATAGCCCATTTTCTTAGAATTAGAAGTTTCATATTTTTTCATGCTTCCGTCTTCTTGCCAGTCTTCTTGTGCCTTAGTTCGTGGGAGAGTATCACCCTGCCCACTTTCTACCGTGGGATGGCCACATTCCGGGCACTTACCAGGCTTACTGGCCTTGCCAGCTTTTGGTTCTCCGGGATCAGCATTATCACTATAATGTCCATCTGAGCGTCCAGCAGCGCTTCCAATTTCTGATTTACCAATATCTTCAGATTTAGGAAGATTTGGCTTAGGCATGGCCTTTAAATCACCTAAAACTTGTTTATGTGTCGCGACCGCTTTGTCTTTCCATTCTTTTGCGGCACCGAGATGTCCACTAGGATCAGCGTGTACTCTATGCATACTCGGGGCCGGGGCAGCATTTTCATGTTCTTGTCCTATGCGAGCGGCGACTCCGGCATTTGACATTCCTGGCTTGGCTCCCAATCCCGCTTGTCTATGGACGCCTTTTTCTCCACCAACTTCACCGCGTCCAGGCTTTACATTTAATGCGCCTTCAGCTTTCTCCATACTCTCTTGGTATGTCTTAAAATATTCAACTTTATGCATTCCAGAGAAATTTTCGCCAATTTTCTCCGTTTTGAACATACTTTCTTCGGCGTTCTCTGACTTTTTCATTTTCTTTTTGTCAGTAGATTTTGCTTGTTGTGCATCCTTTCCAGTGCTATAATCGTCTGGTTCATCGGGAGCAGCACCGCCGCCACCGCCGCCTGAACCCTCACCACTACCGCCTTCACCTTCTGCGCCAGGACCGTCGCCACTAGCGACATCGCCTGCATCAGTTCTTCCACCAACATTACTTATATTGATAGTAATTGGAGCCGATTTCCCTTCACCATTTGAGCCAGTACCACTATTACCAGAAATTGTTAAATTTACCGTACCAGCACCACCAGTTGATGCTCCGCCAGTTGCTGCGCCGCCAGTTCCCGCACCACCAATTCCGCTACCAACGCCACCAGTTGATGCGCCGCCAGGACTAGATCCACCAGTTTCCGTGTTCGTATCGCCAGTGGACGGAGTTGCCGCTGGAGCTACCGGGGCAGCCGCCGCTGGAGCTGCAGGAGGCGCTACTGGAGCTGCCGTTGCTGCCGGTGTTGCTGCCGCAGCTGGTGTGGCTTCAGGAGCCGCTGTCGTATCTTCTTCAGGAGCCGTATCTGCCGTAGAATCAGGTTTCTTAACTTTTTTAGGAGCAATGGCAGCATTTTTACTTGCACTTTCAGCCTTATTCATATCCCCATACTTCTTTTGAAGGTTGGATTTTTTAAGGATCTCGCCTACTTTTTCAAGTACTGCATTGGCGGCCTGTTTAGCTGTAAAAAGTTTTTCGTTAGCCATAATCGAAGCTCCTGTACTACTCTAAGATTGCTTGCGAGCAATACGGTTCTCTAAAAAATCTCTTAGTTTACAAGTACTTGGATGTTTTACATTATCAAAATCTTCTTTCTTAAAGAAAACCGATGGTTTAGCCGTCGCAGAAGGCATCTTTTTAGGTTTGGGCATCTTCATAGCATAAGGAATATGCAAAGAAGGCGCTTTCTCGCTAACTGCCATTCCTGAGTTAGAGAGACCGAAGAGCGTTTTCTTAAAATGTTCTGCCTTTTCAATATCTTCTTGACTTTTGCCCATTTTGTGATAAATATAGTTTGAAAGTGCCCAAAAAGAATCAGAACCTTCTTTGAGACTTTTTGAAGCGGCTTTTTTGGCACGATCCCAGCGAGCCTCATCTTTTTCTGAGTGAATAAATCCAGGCATAGTCTTTTAAAGATTGGATGGCTTACTCGTCATCCCCATCCTCTGTCTCCGTATCTTCAATCGTAGTCCATAGCTCATTGTCTGGATTAATGAATGGAGGGCTGTTAGAATTACTAAGTATCTGAATTCCGCCAACATAAGTATCGCAATCTATCAATTTTTTTAGATTAACATTTTCTATAAATCTATGTGGTGCCATCAACCAAGTATTCTGAACTTGTCCGGATAGCTGGATACTGCGATGATAAATTTTTTCCCCGCCTTCCGTACTCCACTCCATATTTAATTCCGGAGGACCTGACCGAATGACGCTTTCTGCAAATCCATTTGCCTCTAAAAGACTTTGACGATATCGTAATAATCCAGTCATTACTATAGACCAAAGCCACATAACAGTTTGAATATCCCCATGGGCATGGCAGTCTATTTGATATGTTTCTTCAAAAAAAGTATGTTCTACTCTAGCCTCATAAAACTGAAACTTAGGTACTATTCCAAGTTCGGAGGCGTCAACAGATTGATTAGGTCCAATGAATAATTGACCAGCAGCAATGGATTGAATAATGTATCCAATGCCATTTACCGGGTTAACTAAAATCATACCAGGGGCCACTAAACTAAGGTCTACGGTATCCGGAACCGCAAGAGCACCAGTCAAATCATTATAGTCTGTTGGCATGAAAGGTTTAATCACGTAAGGAATTGGCTTGCCAACCACATTAGGATATAAAAGCTTTTTAAATGAAGACATATCGCCCTCAGTCTTCATTTCTGGTTTTTCGCTACTAGGCCCCATAGTAATGGTCACACAGGGGGTTCTATCTCTATCATCTCTTGGACGCATGTAAACATCGATTTGGTTATTGGCAAACCATTCTTTGCACGCGTCGATCTGCTTCTGTCCATACTTTTCTCTAAGATATGGGCTTACAGCAAGATCTTCTAACATATGCTGGATAAGCCATGAATTCTTGCGCATGTCTTCAATGCCCAAATCCAACATTGTCTTTATAATTATGTCGCCTTGAAAAATCCCTGGCATGTTACTTCCATTTGTCTAAAATTTCGGGCAATATCTGATCGTAAAATGTCTGTTCAGCCCAATCTGCCGCTTTATCCATGATTTTTTGAGCTTCCAATCCTGGATGTATCCATTTGTCGCCACTTTCGGGGTTGTTAGATACCGTTCTAAAAGTCATAATATCTCTACGAACATTACCATTTTTTGCAGATTGATATACAGAAACTCGTTGCAAAGATGGAGTATTGCCTTTACCAGGAATATCGCTCGGTAGATTTAGTGAATGAAGTTTCCCAAGTCGAGGCTTTCCATCTGCACCATATTCTATTTTCTTAAACGGAATTTTCTTTTTTTTCAACTCTACGCGTAATTTATTTACAATATCTTTAGCCGATTCAGTCATTTGAGATGGTGCTGCACCGTGTTCAAAAGGAATAACTTTATACTTATATCCCTTTTTAGATACTTCACCATTTTTCAATAACCCTGGCTTCATATCAAAAGAAGCAGGCAATCCTTCTTCTATAAAGAGAGCTTTTTGATCTAGACTTATTACCCATATACCATCTGCAATTTGTTCTGGACT